TCGGATCTGGAACCAATATCTCATAAAGATTTTTTCTTTCTCACGTAGAATGAAGAAATGCCTCATATCGGAAGAATAAAGAGGAGTTTAGTCGGCTAAAAACACGTTTATGCTGACCAAACCCAGATGGTGTTATGTATGCCTTCATCGTATTGCTGGGCTTACGCAATATGTACTCTATTGGATAATAACTTAGATAAGCTAGAGATCACCAAGATCTAAGATTATTCATTAAAGGTGGGAGACAAAGGCATCAGTTCAAATAAGTTTTAGCAAATATGTGAATCATTGGGCATAAATCTAGTAGTACAGGAACACTCTTCAATTATTACTCCTAGTCATACTCTTAAGAAAGCTAGCATAGTCCTATGTTTAACAGGATTAGAATTAATGCATTGTTATGTACAATTTGACAAAAATTGTACTTAACATTATACAGCTAAGAGGATATATTAAGTAATGATCACACCGGAACGCGTACAAACATCAGAATAAAAAACAAGTCATAAAAAGAAAAAAATAATAAGTAAGTCTAATAGCAAAGGCAACAGATAAAATAATATCCAGAAGATTATCAAAACCAGTATAAACAACTATCAAGAAAAAGTCTAAGTTGATTATAGATAATTAAAGTATTAGACACATGAATAAGCATTAGAACAGTAGCCTCTTAGAAACTAATAGTTCGATGAAGAGCCGGAGAGTTCAGGATTAAGGAAGAGATTGAATCAAATGAGTTACTTCGTGAGAACACTTTCCTACAATACATTGCCTAAGAATACTACTTAGCAAATGTAGGAAATAGGATAGTGTCAGTTAATGTTGCAGAATTAAGAGGATCAAGGCCCACTAACTTGTAGTAGCTAGTAAGTACTGAAATACTATGCCAAGATTGTGTGCTCTAAGAGGAATCCCAACCCTCTCGTATGCATAACAGGATAAAAGTTATGTAACATGAAGAAATTCTTAGTAAACGGATTATTCTAAGATTTGATGTAGCATTACTAGAACAGCAGATAAGATAGTTACACATTCCACTCTACTATAGGAACTTTTCCTGGCTGTGATTGCATTGGCCTTACTAAACCATTACTGTACGACTTATATCATCCTGAAATGATGCCTATACAGTAGAGGTAAGAGCTGAACGAACACAAAGGTTTACATAGAGATGGACAAGTATTGAAATGCAATCCCAGAGGAATATTGCCAGGTAAGTAAATATAGTATTTGTAAACTTTGGGATTAGCAGGTCCACTAGAAACAATAAAGAATTAGAAGACCTTTAATGGAGGGCACAATTTCATGAGGTATTGCAGCGATCTCATGTAACTGTAAAGCTTGTAACAAATAGAAGCTAGTTAAGGAAGTACTTTGGTCATAGACTTGGGAGCAAAATACGCTAGAACACATCAGTTATTGCCCTAAGTAGATTACATACCTGTAAGACCCAACTTGGATTAATATGACAATACTTACCATCAAAATAATGAGTAGCAATATGAATAAGATAGAATCAATCAACCTAGACTAAAACCACTTTAGAAAAAATTATTGACAGGATTAACATAATTTTTCGATGCTTTCACCTCTGAAAGATACATAAGGTTACATTTCGACAATGAACATTTCACTATTAGAAGTGGATGTTATTAAAGCATACACGTGCTTATCAATGATGTACACTACTACTTATAAAATCTGGACTTTAATATCTCTGGAGATAATGTATTTATCTAAGTTTC